AATCTTTCCACGGAAAAGGAACCCGGTGCCCAGCATTCTTTTGAGGCAATCGGCGGGCACTTTCGCGGCAACTGCGACGGGCTTATCGATGGTCTCTTGCAAGACCCGGACGAACTCTACGTTTGGGAATGCAAGGTCATCAACGAGAACAAGTTTAAGAAGTTGCAGAAGTTGCGCTTCACGGATGAATCCACCGCGCTGAAGAACTGGGACTACGTGTACTACGCGCAGGCTCAGATCTACATGCATTTCTTTGGGACGAAGAAGCACTACCTTACCGCAGCCTCACCCGGCGTTCGCGATCTGATGAGTGTGTGTACGTTGTACGTACAAGAAGAGGCGGAGATGTTTGTCGAGAAGGCGAAACGCGTCATCTTCGCTCCGAAGCCTCCGGGCAAACTGTCGAACGACCCGGCATGGCACGAGTGCAAGTACTGCACCTTTAGTCAGATGTGCCACGGCGACGATATGCCGAGACATAAATCGTGCAGGACCTGCTTGCACAGTACACCGCTTCCGACTGGCGGGTGGAAATGTGAGTGGCATAACAAGAGCTTGGATCTTGAAGTGCAGAAACGAGGCTGCGAACACCACTTGTTTGTTCCCGATCTGATACCGGGAGAGCAGATAAACTCTGGCCCTAACTGGGTTGAGTATCTGATGAGGGACGGATCGGTATGGACAGACACCGCAGCATAGATCCAGATGAAGTATCGGACGACGACGTTGAGTCAACGATGCTACTCACCGGAGAAGATTTGCTCATCATTTTGAAAGCACTAGATTTGTATGCATATAGCCTGATCATGTCGTTCTCTGACAGAGAGCTTGAACATGTGAAACATGTCGCAAAAGAAATTATTAAATCATTACCGAAACAGGAACTTGACTCGTGATTAAACTGCGCTACTACCAAGAGGAATCCATCGAAGCCACCATGCGCTACATGCAGGAGAATGATGGCAACCCCGTCATCGTCCTGCCGACTGGCACAGGGAAGAGCCTGGTGATTGCGGAGTTCTGCCGGTTGGTTCTCGGCCAGTGGGCAGATACGAAGATTCTGGTAGTGACGCACGTTCGCGAGTTGATCAGGCAGAACTACGATGAACTGAAGAGTCTCTGGCCAGAAGCCCCGGCCGGCATCAACTCCGCCGGGTTGAACAAGCGCGAGTACGAACCTTCGATTGTGTTTTGTGGGATTCAGTCGGTGCATTCAAAGGCATCGAAGTTCGTCAAGGTCGATATCGTTTTGATTGACGAAGCGCATCTAATTCCGCGCAAAGCCAACACGATGTATCAGAAGTTTCTGAACAACCTGAAGGTGATGAACCCGGACATGCGGGTGATTGGGTTAACTGCTACACCATATCGGCTGGACTCGGGGCTCCTGTACGACGGCAAGGATGCGCTGTTTGATTCGGTCTCGTACGAGGCTCCGCTTTCCGACATGGTGCGCGAGGGGTTCCTGACCAAGTTGGTATCGAAGCAACCCAAGACGCAGCTGGGGGTAAGCGGGGTTGGAATGCGAGGCGGCGAGTACATCCAAGGGGAACTCGAGAAAGCCGTTGACAAGGACGACATCAACGCTGCCGTGGTGGAGGAGATTCTGGAGTACGGAAAGGACCGGCGCTCGTGGCTGATCTTCTGCTCTGGCGTGAGTCACGCCACCCACATTGCTTCGCTGTTGGGAAAGCACAGCATCGACTGTGCGACCATCTTTGGGGACACCCCAAGGGTAGAGCGGGACGAGATCATCCGCGACTTTAAGGCCGGCAGGCTGCGGGCTATTGCATCCATGGGAGTTCTGACGACCGGGTTCAACGCCCCGAATGTGGACCTCCTTGCGGTGCTTAGACCTACCTGCTCAACCGGCTTGTACATACAGATCATGGGACGGGGGATGCGTAACTCGCCCGGCAAGACGGACTGCCTGGTGCTGGACTTTGCGGGCAACGTCGCCCGGCACGGGCCGGTGGATAAGGTCAATCCCAAGAAGCCCCGGCGTAGCGAAGAGGGCGGCGAGGCTCCGACCAAGACATGCCCAGAATGCCATAGCATCGTTTTTGCGGGCTCCATGGAGTGTCCCGACTGTGGATATGTCTGGCCCCCTAGAGAGCCTGAGATCGCCTCTACGGCGACGACGTTGCCCATTATGAGCGTGGACGCTCCGGCCGAGTGGAAGAAGGTCAATGCGGTCTTCTATCGCCGGCACAATAAGCCGGGCAAGCCGGACTCAATGCGCGTGGAATATCGATCCGGAATGGAAGTTTTTCGGGAGTGGGTCTGCTTCGACCACAAGGGATACCCCAAAGACAAGGCAGTCAAGTGGTGGCGCAAGCGCATGAAGGGACCCGGCATCCTGCCGGCCTCGACCGCAGACGCCCTTGGTAATGCAGACGCATTACTCAAACCCACCGAGATCAAGGTTCAGAAGAATGGCCAGTACACGGAGATTACGGAGTTTCGGTTTGTGTCCGATGTGTCATCGGGAAGCGAGGGGGTTCATGTACTCCCCGCCGCCGGGGGAAACCCGACCGACCGCCAGGTTCTGCTCACTAAAGTGCGTGGATGATTACATGATCGACAAGTCACCAAACGAACAGGCCGCTATCAACGATGCCGCCGCTGCCGGTGGTTACTTCATCGAGGCTATCGGGGTGTACAACTTCCTCGAGTTCACGCCTACTCAATACGATGAGTTAATTGAAGCGATCATCACAGCGTACGTGGATTCGCTTCAGACTCAGAAGGCTGAGTCCGAGGGGGTTCGTTTCCCCTAACGAACCCTTCCCCTTTGCAACGCTCTTCGTTGAACTTGACTTCCATGAAGCCGGAGTATTTTCCGTTTGAGCACCACCCCTCGTCCTCGTAAGTCTTGATGAAGTGCTTGCACTGCGGGCAGCGGTTCATACTTCCTTGCCCCGGAACCATGCTTTGCCGTGCTCCACAACGCACAGCTCAGGCTGAAGCATCTTGCCGTCCTTGAAGGTAATGACGGCAAACCCCGCCGCCCAGTTGACGGGCCCGGCTTCGGCGTAGTTGAACTGCGGGCCGTATGGGTCCGCAAGGGTGCCCGTATCTACACCGTATCTACGTCCACGGTAATCCGCCCATGGCGTTACCTGAAGCTTGTGAAGGTGCCCGTGCACGTAAGAGACGCCAGCCTTTAGGGTGCTGTTGTAAGAGGCGTGTATCCCACCGGATACAGGGCGGTGACGGATCGTAAGCCACCCGTCTTCTCCCCTATTCAGGTGCAAGCACCAGCCCGCTCGCCATCGAGGCAGATAGTCAAGCAGGGTAGTTCCGGTCATTTCTTCAAACTCGCCAATCCGGCCAGACAGGTAGTTCTCAAAGCGAGCATCGTGATTGCCAATCGTCCTGATGAGCTTCGCATTACCCGCAGCACGCTCAATCTCCGCGCACCGGTCTTGCACGGCATGGATCTCTTCTTTCAGTTCAGGCTGCTTTTCCCACATGATCCGGGCATGCCGGCTGATGCGGGCACCGTCCAAGATGTCGCCATTCAGCACGATCATTTTTGGACTAAGTTTCTTGGCTAATCTGCAGAACGCTTCATGCGCTGGGCTCACGATGCCGGGCCAGTAGTGCGCATCCGAGGCAATCATTACTACGCCGTCTTCCAGCGTATCGAGCATCTCTGACTCGTAGCGCCTGGCTCTGTCCTCGGCAGTCTTGGACGCTCTGTTTCCCTTCAAAGTTTTATCACTTTGAGAGTTGTTCTTGTTAACTGTGGGAAGCGCAATCCCGTATTTGATTTCAAGATTGCGGCGCCGAGACATCATCGACCTTTGAGATAAGCCTAGTTCTTTTGCTATTTCATTAGGCTTTTTAAGTCTGATCCAAGTTGATATGAACTCTTCGTCAGATATTCTCTTTGGCACGATCCACCTTTATTCCAAGTTCTTTACGGCGCTTGTCGGTGGCCTTGTCATCTCGGGTGGCTCTCCACTCCAAGTGCCCATCGACCATCCGGAACTCTTCCTTGTGAACCAAAGCGCAGTCGCAACACTCCGTGTGCGTATACCCACGGACGCGATACCACTTGCCGTCCTCAATCTGGACAGGAGTGTACTTGTCCTTCTTTTTCATGGACTTGACTCTACCTGCTTGCGTACTTCCTTAGCAAGAGTTCTTCAGCAAGAGTATATCCACCACGAGCCTTTTTGATCCTTTGAGCTTCCATTTGATGAAGCTTTTCGGCGTAGGCACTGGACTCTTTTGGGGTGCTAAAGACACCAAGATGTTTCCCGGTTTTTAAGTAATGGTCGATGGCTTCTTTATCCGAAACCACACGCCCGTTAACTACCGTTGGTATCAGGACTTCCTTTCCATTGATGTTAACGCCCATGGATCTTACGGTGCTGTAAGTTCCATCCGCGTTACGAACTGCTGGCAATTTTGAGACATCAATGTTGCCGGGTTCAACCAAGCCGCCCTGAGCCTTTCCCTCGGGAAACTTAACTCCCAGTTCCTCCAAAACCCGTAGTTCATCACGACTTAATGACTTCTTTATTGCATCAGTCATGAAGGCATCAGGTTTTTCCTGCATAGCATCCTGACGCGCCTTGGTGTTTGTCTCGGACAGAAGCTTCTTCAGGATCAAACGCTTTTGATGATTGGTCATCTGAGCGTACTGCGGGTCCTGCACAAACTTAGAGATCACCTCGTTGATGATCGGAGCCGACTTCGATGCAATCAATCGATCCGCAGCCGGGTCGCCCGTACGCTTGAAGATTTCAAACTCTTTGATCTGAAGCCGGTCCATTTCTTTCTCGGCTTCGTTCTTTGGCGAGATCTGGGTCACACCCGTAACCTGGCGCATACCCGGAGCTTCACGCACCCGAGGCTGCGGGTTTGTATACGAGAACGACTCTGGTAGTTCACGACCAGCAACCGGAAGCTTGGATGTAATCGGACCCGTTAGCGGCTCCTCGGTAACCCGGCGAACCTTAGCTTCTTCTGGCTCGAACTCCGCCATGACATCGCGGATCTGCTGGAACGGAATGAAGAATGTACCGGCGTACTCACCAGCCATCTTCGCCAAGAAGTCTTCGGCTTTCTTTGCACCAACCTCCGGGTCTTCTCGCAACGTGCCAAGCAAGCCGTCAACCAACTGCAAGCCGGTCTTATCAGATCCGATGCCAGCAACAGCCTCGGTAATATCCGCACCCTTCAGATCGTACAGCGTGCCATCAAGGTTTCGCTTGATGACATCCCCAACAAACAGATACGCAGAGAACGGAGCATACGGGCGCATGTCGATGGTCTTGCCATCCTCGCCCTTTAGCTCGTACCACTTCTCGCCTGCGCACTCAGAGTCTCGCAGCGCATAAGCGCCATACAAAAGACCGGAGCCAGCGAGTGATTTAGACAGCAGCTTGGTATCACCGCCTTTAAGTGCAGCGCGTTCGTTCTTGCTGAGCAAATGCAGCGGACCGAGCGGACTGTACTCCGTCATGAACCGCATCGAGTTAACCAAGAATCGCGGGAACGGAATGGCTACCGTTGCAAGCGGAAGGTTATCAATTGCAGTGACGACAGCCTGCTCGGCTTTAGTCTTCGGTGCATTGGAGAAAGTAAACTCCATCGCATCCGCAACGCCGCGCTGCACGATGTCCTCGGGAATATCACCCATGCGACCCGACTTCATCACTTCGTGGAAGTCGAGTCCGCGAGCCTTCATGCCACGCTCAACCGAATCCGCAAAGACGGCGCTACGCATCACGCTATCTTGGAATCGGTTGAAGATGTTGAGCGCATACACGCCCTTCTCGGCTGCGCCTAGGATGTCGCTTCCTTTTCCGCCGAGTGCAACGCCAGCGTTGTACTGGCGGAACATCTCATCGTATTCCTTGGGGCGAACTTCCAAGATTTGCTTGGTGAGATCGTACGACTGCTTCGGATTCAAAAGACTGAGAACCTGACCGAAGGCATCACCCGCTGTCGTCAGCGGCATCTCCGGGTTAACCCGACCCGTAGCCTTCTGGATTCCAAAGTCAATCAGCTTCGTACCGGTATCAAGTATGGATCGCCCCACGCCAACGGTTGCGTTACGCACCGCTGTTGAAAGCTGGGACACCATCAATCCACGACGCATATCTTCTATGCGTCTGAAGATCCCGCGATCATCAATGATTCCACCCGCAGCCTGAGTGTTGATGCCATCGACCGCATCTTCTGCTTCGCGCGTGAACTTTCTAAAGTCACTCAGAATCTGCAACGTACGACCGGCCTGCGAGACTTCCTGAACGTAAGACTGCGAGAACTCTTCTGGCGTCAGGTTGTTCTTCTTCAAGATGTCTACATAGACATCGGGTCTCAAGCGACCTGACTGAAGAAGATTGGCAACCTGCAAGAACGGCGGGATGCTGGGGTCGATCTTGACCTCGCCAGTCTCCAGCAATTCCTTTGCTGCATTCGTGATGTTGCGCTGCGCAGCGACCGTGGGCGCTACGCGCTCGCCCGTCTTTACACCGGGGATGACGTTCTCGGGCAGATCACGCGCTGCAATACGCGCAGCTTCTAACTCTGGATCTGCCGACAGTTCAACCTCAGACTTAACAACTTGCGTGTTGACTTGATCTGCCGACTTCACAATCGGCAAGTCTTTAGCCTTAGGTTTGCGTCCGCGCTTTGGCTTACCGACAACTTCCGGCACTGTAGTTGGCGGAGCAGGTGGAGCCGGTGGTTCTGGCGTAACCGCAGGCGGAACATCAGGCGCGCGCTTAGCGCGACCAACCAAAGTCTTTGCAGCAACGGCTCCGGGGATGACTACCTCGGGACCGAGAACATCTTGTGCAATCGTGCCGGCAACTTCGGAGCCGGTGACTTTTTTGACGCCCTTACCAATTAGTTCAGACGGAACAGACAGGACTTCCGCAGCAGGGCGGATAGTTTCCATACCGAGCTTGCCCATCTGGGTGCGCGGTTCGTACGTCATCTTCTGCTGCGTTTCGCGAATAGCCTTCGCAGCTTCAGGGTCAGACTCGCCCGTTGCTAATCCATAAAGACCGCGAGCATACGACGGAAGCAAACTGGCTACGCCCGTTAGCATAGACAGCGCAGGCTCGGTCACGAGAGAAGTCAGACTGAGCGGAGCTGGCTCTTTGCGCGACGGAGCCGGAGCCGCTTCTGGCTCTGGCTTCGGAGCAATAGTCGGACGCGCAGGCGGAGCCGTTCGTTGCTCACGCATAAAGTCTACGCGCGCAGGCGGAGCAGAAACTTCTGGCTTCTTAAGCTCCGGCTTTGAAGCGCCGTACTTAGACTTCAGAACGTAGGCTTCTGCATCCGCTTGGGTTGCCCCTTCGGGTGCAGGAACATTCCATTTCTTTCCGTCCGGACCGATGACCGTAAAAGTTGGCATCGTAATCCTCGTTACTGGCCTGCTTGACGTTGAATCAGAATGTCGAGAATGCTTGTGTTTCTCTTCTGCTGATCTTCATACATCTGAAGTTCGCGGAGTTCTTCAGGTGTCGCCGTTCCTTTATCTCGCTTGATTGCGATCTGTGCCATGCGCGTAATCAGCGCAGGTTTAGGAGGGGCAGGCGGAGTACGCCCTGGATATTTTAACTCCATGAATTTTTGATAGGCTTGCTCTGGAGAAAGATTTGGGAATCGAGCCATTGCATCCCTTTTATTTCTTTCTTCCACAGGATCTTTTGGTTTTCTCATAGCGACAAGTCTTCGAAGCTCAAGAACTCGCTTTCTGTAATCCGCCAGCGATTCCGCAGCTTGACGTTTCTCTTCACTTGCTGACTTGCGCATCAAGATATCAACAGCAAGCTCTTGAGCTGTTTGTCTACGCTTCTCGTTTTCCTGCTCGGTCTTGCGAATCAACTCCGCAGAACGGCGCATGGTTCCCGCACCCAAGATGTCAGCGATGCTGAGTTTCTTGGATGCTTCGAGATTAGCCTTCGCCTTATCAAGCAGCGCCAGCAGATCATCTTCATACTTGTTCTTGCTAGAGACAGCCGGAACGTCAGTCAATCCAGCATCAATCTCTTCCTCGGCGGAAAGTTCTTCCTCGGAAACTTCAGGCTCAAGAGCAGGCATATCCTCCTCTTCGTCCTCTTCGAACTCAACGAGTTGACCCTTGTCTGGAGAAATCTCCTCTTCCTCCATCTCGTCTTCAAGCTCAATGGGTTCGCCCCACCCAGGCTGCGAACTTGCAGCAGGTCTTGCTGATTGAACAGGCTTGGCTTTACCACCCAAGATGTAGTCCGAGTACATGCGAACCATGTCCTTCTTCAAGACATCTCGCGGATCTTCAAGACCCAGCCCCGGAATAATGTTAGCTCTCTTAACCGCCATGGGTTAGCCTCTGCCAAAAAATTTCTTCAAAAGATTTAAGAGGTCAGATCCAGACTTACCCTTAAGAATTTCATCAAGGACTTTATATGCATTTGCATATTTTGAAATATCAGTTTGCAGCAGATCTTCATCCGGAAGTTCTTGCTTGGTGGTGATTTCCGTCTTCGGAATCTGAACTCCGCTAAGAATGCTTGCCAAGAACTTAACGCGTTCTTCTGGATAACCTTCTTGACGCAAGAAGTCCTCATACGCCAAGTTAAGATTGGCTTGGCGCATGGCACGTTCTTTCTCGCCAACACCGGTAACTGCTTCAGCACCCTTAAGTCCAAGTTCTTGCTCAGCCTCACCAACACCCAAATATTTTGTTGAAAGATCGCGCAGAGCAGCAGCATCCTCAAGCGACAGCTTGCCCTTGGACTCTGCAATACGAGCAAGCTGTTCTGCATCTTGCTGTGTAAGCGTGCCCGTGGTCTTGCCAATATCAATCAACCGAGCGGCATCGTCGCTCGTCAACTGACCAGCCTTGGCTCCGATATCGGCAACGCGAACACCGCTCTCAAGCAAGCGGTTAAGATCATCAGAGCTCAGCTTGCCGCTAAGACCAGCAGCCTCCAGCAATCGCGAGGCATCTCTGCCGAAGATTTCCGCAGCCTGACCGTAGCCAGCTTGGAGCGCCTTAGCTTGTTCGCCCAAAACTGATTGCTGAACGTCGCGTAAAGCACGCGAACTAAACTCACCCATACGGCTACTACCGGGGCCGACACTGAACTGACCGGCTCCGATGAACTCTTGTCCAATTTCAGGCAGGTACTTTTCCTTGAGCTGACGAACACCAATGTCGCCAATCTGCTCCACAACTCCCTGAATGTAGGGACTCATGTATTGCTGAACCATACCGGGGAAGGTAGCGCCAGCGCCTTCCAAGTAAGGCTGAGCTGCGGCTAGAGAAGATCCAGCACCGGCCTTTTGAATAGCTTCTACGCCAGAGGCGAAGTACGGACTTGCAGCGCCCATACCCGACATAGCCTCGGCTTTGCCAAGATATGGCTTAGCGGCACCAGCCCCAGAAAGTGCCGATGCCTTGGCAAAATCTCCTGCCGCAGCGCCCATGCCGGTAATTTTCCCGGCTTCTCCAAGGGTCTCACCGGCCTTACTTAGGAAGGGCTGATAAGCACCCGCAGCCTTTTTGGTTGCTTCAAATCCAGCCTTTTCATCTGGAGTAAATCCAGCGATTCGAGGACCGGTATACGCAGCATAGGGGCGATCAGCCAGTGCTTGCGCACGAGCTAACATGTCAGTGGTGTACTGGGTATACCACTCTGGAAGTTGAACCGTGGAAGTTCCAGTCAGGGTAACTGGAGTGGGTGGTTTCCCCTCAAAAAGAAAATCTGTCACGCTCATTAGGCTAACCCTCCGCCCATGTACTTATCGGGCGACTTTGCGTCCGGACTAATCTGGCCACGCGATAGGGCACGACCCTTGTGCTTTCGGATATTAGCACGGAACTGATCCATGCGCCGAGCACCCTCCTTGGTCGATCCGTCCCCCAGCAAAGCCAGCGTTTCTGCATCAATCACGTATTCCCCATCGCTCAACAGAGCCGGAATCTTATCTTCCCGACCGGAACCGGGACCTGCCACATAACGACTCGTATTGGAGCCTCCCTTGGCATAGCCAGTCAGCCCGCCCGCAGCCATTGGCTTATCTTCACCAGGCGGATTGGCAGGCGGCCCTTCTGGCTGGGACAGCGGCGGCTGCGTCGGCTTCTCCAACTGCATGGTGTCCTCGAAGAACTTGGCTTCAGGACGAGTGCCATAGGTGTAGTAGTCAATGTCTGGATTTAACTGCTGACGGGTATAGGTGTACTTCGGCAATGCACCGCCCAGTCCCCCAGTCGGAGCAGTTGGGGTAGTAGTGCCACCACCTTTTCCACCAGCACCGGCCGCGCCAAGAGCGCCAAGTAACTTGAGCAACTCTTGAAGTTTTGCCCAGTCACTCAGGTAGCCCTTAACCTTATCTAAAGGCGACTCTTCCGGCGGCATATTAATGTCCGTCGGCTTGTCCGGAATATCAACTGGCGTATCCGTTGGGATATTCGGCGGGGGAATGATTGGCGTGGTTACGGGAGGCTTAGTTCCTGTAACCGTGACTTCCGGCAAATCTTCTTCCTCTGGAGGCTCAGATAAAGGCGGCTCAAACACGGGCGGCGATTCCGGCAGCGTAACTGGAGTTTCCGTCGGAATATCAGGCGTCGTAATAATTGGCGGAATACCCGGCGGTTTGGTTCCCGTAACCGTAACTACCGGAGGCTCTTCTTCCGGTGGGGTTTCTTCAACAGGAGGCTCTGCCAGAGGCGGCTCAAAAACGGGCGGCGATTCCGGCAGCGTAACTGGAGTTGTTGTTGGAATATCCGGTGGCGTAATAATTGGTGGCGACAGCGGGGGAGTCGGCTTTGCGGTAACCGTGATTTCCGTCAAGTCTTCCGGCTCAGGGGCAGGCTTGCCACCACCAGTTTCAGGCTCCACCGTCGGTGTTTCAAACACAGGCGGTTTTTCCGGCAAGTCAACTGGCGTGCTAAGAGGAGGGGCGACAGGAGGGCTGATCGGAGCCTTAGTGCCAGTTACCGTAACCTCTTTAAGCGGACCTTCCGGTTCCACCGCAGGAGGTTCCTCAGGAACGGCAAACTCTGGTGCTTTTTCAGGAAGATCAACTTTAGTTTTAGTTGGGATAGCCGCAGCCCCAAGGCCAGCTAAGCCACCCAAGCCGGGACGAGTAGCTGTGACCGTGACTTCTTTAAGCAAATCATCAAGAGCTACATCAGACAGCGCATCTGTTACAGCCTGACCTGCTGCCGTAGAGGCGGCGCCACTGGTAACCCCCAGTTTAGATCCAACTGCTTTAGCTGCATCTTTAAGGCTGTCCAGCATTGGAGCGGAAACATAAGTAACACCAGCAGATAAAAGCGCAGCCTTCAAGACATCTTCTAAGTCTCCGCCCTTAGCAGCGGTTACACCGCCAGTGATGATGGCGTTACCAAGAGCTGCCTGAGAGACGGGGTTAAGAGTTAAACCGATTGCTTTTGCAACTGTATTTCCAAGGGTCGCAGGAATACCACCGATTGCTTTTATTGCGCCGGTAAGTCCACCGACTGTAGATCCAGCGCCAGCCCCAGCCCCAGCACCCGCACCCGCACCAGCACCCGCCCCTGCTCCAGCCCCAGCACCAGCCCCTGCGCCAGCACCTGCTCCCGCGCCAGCGCCCGCACCCGCTCCCGCTCCCGCTCCCGCTCCTGCACCAGGAGCTGCGGGGCCGCTTAATGCTCCAGCAAGTTGAGCGCCGCCAAATATGGCAGCGGCAATCGCGGCAGCGTTGAAGATGTCCTTAAATATGCCCGGATCTTTTTTGACTTCTTGAGCCTGAAGAACCCGGTCAAGCATCGGGTAACCAGTTTCCGACGTTATAGCTTTTCCAGACTCGTCAAAACCAGACACCCACATTAAAGCGCCGCGTTCCTCGGCTCCCTTCGGGTCAAATTTCCAAGCTTCATCAAATTTATATCTATCTCCATAAGCGCCCTTCATGAAGTCGGAAGGCATGGAATTAATAAACTGACGAGCCTCATCCTTGGTGAAAGCGCCTCTAAGGTTTTTAAGTTCGTTGGTCTGCGTCAAAAGAGTTTCCATTCCGTTTTCAGAGGCAAACTTATAAGCCTCTTCAAACCGATTACTCTTCAACAAGTCAGAAAGAACTTGACGCTGAGGCAGGCTATTAAGATAAGTTGATTCTTCGCTTGAAAGAGAATCAAGCGTTTGCTTCAAATTATCTTTTAGACCATTCTCAATTTCCGGCGTAAGCTGATTGGCATCTCTTAAAGAGTTTATTTTCTTTTCATATTCATTTACAGCGGTTTGCTTTTCTTTCTTGTATCGATCTGCTGCAGAAATATCTGCGCCGCCCGTGCCGGGCTGAGTCAGGTTAGGAGTAAGCGAGGGCTGCGCTCCAAAAAGCTTCATCCTCTCAATCCAGCTCATTTCCTCTGGCGAAGAGGTTGTAGTCAAAGGCCCTTTATCAACCGGAGGTTCTTCGGTTTTTACTACATCAGTTAAAGGGCCAGATGGAACAGTTTCATCAACTGCTTCATTCAAAGGAGAGGTAGCAGCCTGAGCCTGCTTCCTTGCGTTTTCTTCCGCTGCAACACGAGCCGTCTCTTGCTCGGCAGCAACCCTAGATTGTTCTGCTTGAGCAAGCCTATCAAGTTCAGCTTGACGCGCCACTCGCTCTTCTTCGGCTCGTCTATCATTTTCTTCCTGAGCAACCCTAGCCGCTTCTTGTTCTGCCTGACGGCGCTGCATGTCAGCAAGCTCCGCCTGGCGGCGAGCAGCTTCTTGACGCTGCGCCTCTAGGCGATCAGCTTCTCTCTGACGCTCAATTTCCGCTTGGCGCTGAGCCTCTGCTACGCGCTCTTGTTCAAGACGAGCTTGTTCCGCAGCAATTCGCTCTTGCTCGCGTCGGGCCTCTTCAGCCTGCCTTCGAGTACGAGCATCTTCTTCAGCTCGTCTAGCAACTTCTGCCTCACGAGCCAATTGAGCTTCACGAGCAACACGCTCTTGTTCGGCTATTCTTGCCTCTTCCTGCCTGATGGCTTCTTGCCTGGCAGTCTCAATATCTCGTTGGCGTACAGCCTCTAAGCGAGCCGCTTCCCTAGCAGCTTCAACACGAGCGGCCTCTTCTCTCGCGGCTTGCTCTCGCGCTGCCTCTTCTCTCGCGGCCTGTTCTCGCGCTGCCTGCTCTCGAGCAGCCTGCTCTCTAGCTGCTTGTTCGCGTCTAGCATTTTCAATATCGCGTTGACGAACAGCCTCTAAGCGAGCTCTTTCTTTAGCGGCTTCCGCCAGACGGGCAGCTTCAACACGAGCGGCCTCTTCTCTCGCGGCTTGTTCTCGCGCTGCCTGCTCTCTTGCAACTCGCTCTCTCTCGGCTTCCGCTTGCCGCCGTTCAATTTCAGCAAGCTCTGCTTGGCGACGAGCAGTCGCTTGACGCTCTGCCTCTAAGCGATCAGCTTCTCTCTGGCGCTCAATTTCTGCTTGGCGAGCAGCTTCAGCCTCAAAGTCAAAATAGTCTGAACTAGGAACTTCACCGTAACTGTAATAGCTTGGAGCAGGAGCTGGATCCGGAGCCGGATCCGGAGCTACGTCAAAATAAGACTCAAATGGGTCGTAAAAATCAAGACCACCACCCATATCGCCGTACTCAAACCTGCTGTATCCAATAGCCATTAGTTTAGCACCTGGTAAAAACGATATGCCCACTCTTGCCAGTCGTCAAACTGGTAGGGCGACGGAGGGTTCAGCTGGGAAATACCATTAATACTGATCAGGCCAGCAGCCCAGTTCTGCCATTCGTCTTTATTATACAGCTGCGGGATCACCGCATAATCGTCTAGGTCAAGGCACAAAGTGTCTGCCCAGTACTGTATATCCATCCCGCGAGGGTCAACAATACGATGCGTCACGGGTTTTCCCCAAGCACCGTGCCCGTAGCCGGCTCAATATGGGCTATCGTCTGGCCCATCTGGTAATTGCCGCCAACCGTGTTGCTCTCAAACCGGAAACGCATCTCGCGGCGGATCTCGCGGAAGTACACCAGCTGCTCTTGCTTCGTGTTCGGGGTTGCGTAAATCGTCTGCGGATCACTGGTCACTTCAGCAGACTTGGCATTCGCCCGCCCCGTAACCTGCACAGTCATATTACCGGACTGTACAAAGTCGGGTTCCATAAACTCAACCCGAATCGCCATGTTCTGCGGCTCTTGAGAGGCAACCAGAGATATGTCTGCCGTCTCAAAGTACGATTGAATAGGACGAATCTGATCACCATTGATCTCGTCCGTCTTGTACTCATGCTGCCAAACAACGTAGCCCTTCGGGTCGTTGATGATTCTGTAATCACCATCTTCCGTAATGCGCCGCTCGCTGCTCTCTACGCCTCGGTACTGCGTCAACTCGGTATCAACAACACCCACCACCAGCGGCGAACTAAAGACCTGAGCGTAAGCGCCCGCAGAGCGGCCACCTCCAGGCAGTTCCGTGTCATACCACGTATTCTCACGGACGTTATAAATGATCGCGTGGCTGCACTCCGTCGCATCTCCTCGAGGATAGCACCACCAAATCTCACCCCAACGGGGAACCTTAAACGCAAAAACCTTCTGGCGCTGAGCGTAGTTCAAGTTGTCGTAGAACCAGTTCAAGTTCAAGTTGTTCGGGACTTCCCGTACAACACCGTTGAACATCAAGAATCGATCAACGCCGCACCAGTAGTAGATACCGTCGTACTCAATCACGCTCTGCGAAGAGAGGATGCTTGACTGCGAGGTAATGGTGTCAAACTGAAATACGGCCGACCCGCCCGTATAAGTAGCACGAAGCACAGAGTCAATAGACCAGAACAATCCAGACGGAGCATTGCCCGCGCCAGCTCGAAGCGGGAGCCCCTTTACAATTTTCTGGCTGGTAATACGGGCCGCGCCAGAGTCGCCGTTCGTCCAGTCGTCCGTGTAACCAGCACGGCTCCACTGAATAAACCCATCAGATCCATACGCAAATACATATGGAGCTAAGGCAACGATTCCGCCAGATGCTGTAACTTCAGTCTCAAGGTCTAGCGTTGCCGTTCCGTTGTCGTACCCACGATACAAAGCGCCGGCTGCGTCAGAAGAAATATCTCCCAAATTTGGCGCTACGTGAGCCAATATTTCGTTTTGGTTCGTCGTTGTGTTGTATGCAACATCAAACTGATACAGCGAGTTGATGTTTGAGACATAAGCCGGATTGGTCCGGTTCGTCACAATGCTGGACAGACCGTTTGCATCAAGGCGAAATCTGAACACACCGTCCGATGTACCAATGTGTACATACGTATAGGCGTTGTGATTGTGGATGTGCATGCCTCGAGCAATGCCATCCAGCCGGTCTTGCAATGCCCGATACCCGCCAATCTTTCTAGGTAACCCACGCTGAAAACGGACCCACTGCCCGTCTACATAAAAGTTACCATCGAATTTCGTTCCGTCCCGCTTGATGCCCGGTTCAGAACGAACAATGACCGGCTGCAAAGGCATCAGTAAGTTCCGCCCTGAATCGGGTCAAGGCCGAGAGCAATCTGCGCGGCAGAGGTTGACGCAGCCGTGAATACCGCATTACCAATCGAGGTAGCACCCAAGTTTGTCCGGGCTGCGCTTGCAGTCGTTGCACCAGTACCGCCTTGGCTTACCGCGACAGGAATACCAATCGTCGCCGTGTCGGCGTCTACAACGTCGGTTCCATCGCAGTACAAAATCGCCCGGCCCGCAGACGGGACGTTAACCCCAGGGCTCGGCTGCGCTGCGGTTCTCACGCCAAGCGTATACGGACCAGATGTCTGGTTACTGATCCAGTACTGCTGAATCGTCGTCGGGACAACAATATCCCGATTACCCGTCAGGGTGCCCGTAAAGATGTACGCCGTTCTGTTTAGCTCGGAAATCGACAGCGTGTAGTTACCGCTTCCCGAAACGTCAATCTGCAACAGGCTAAATGCGTAGACAGCAGACTGACCGAACCCAATCGTCCAGAACTGCACGCCGTTTGTAATTACCGTCGCACTGTCGCCCGGAGAAAGAACCAAAGTGGCTCCGTCGTTAATCAACTCCCCACTGTTTGGGTCAAGAGTTAAATCACCCGTGCCGCCGTTGCGGATGTTTACAAACCAATCGTTCCCCAGCGATACCACCGGGTCAAACGACAGAGTGCCGGCTCCGCCCGTCCACACCAGCGCCTTGGCTCGATCACTCGTGCCAGCCGTGTAGTTGCTGTTGAACGTGCTAACAGGCGCTGACTGGTTAAGCGTCGTTGCAATCGCCTTGATACCAAGACCGGCCAGCGAGGCTGCGTTTGTTGCAGAAACCGATGCGCCGTATTGGAATGAGCGCCAAGTACCGCCTGCGGTGCTGTTGCTGGTCAGGTAAATCTGGAAAGTGGTGCCAGACTGCGGAGCGCAAATTAACGTTCCAGAATTTGTATTGACGCTGAACGTGTTTGCGCCAACGTTGTTAAACAACACCGTAAGACCATTGCTGGCTTCGGTCGCATCAGGCATCGTGATGACAAGGCTGGTCGTCGTCGCATTAACATCCATGATGGACGCTACGACGTTTGCGTTAGGCGCAGCCTCTAATGGCCAATCAAGCGCCTGATCAATAGTGAGCGACACATACCGATACGAAACGTCGCTCGGGTATACGTTTGTGCCGCCAAAAGTTTGAACATAGGTCGTCATGCCTTATGCCTCCCGGCGATTAGTAGACCGGTCAACAATCTTCTGCAAGTCCTCGCCGTTCAGTGCAGCAAGAGCGCGGTCGTAGTAAGACTGCCAGAGCTGTACGCGCTGGTCGTCCTTAATGAACGGGGTTGCTTCAACCAGCGACCCATAAAGCAACAGATTCGGCGCGTACTCAGATAGCCAGTTGGTTTGATTCGTGTCATCAAGCAACGGCGGAAGCTGATAATAAATTACTTCCATAGGATAGTTTGCATTTGGAGTCGGCGCAAATATCCAATGCTTGTAGTCGTAATCCGCGTAAAACTTAGGCTGATCCGTCTGAGTTTCATTCGGCCAGTATTGACGAATGTATTCATACGACCTAATAAAAATTGGCGTATGGACATTGTTTCCGCTGCCCGTGCCGAAGTTAATGCTGATCGTATCGCGCCAGCGATCCGGCTTTGCGTAGACCGCCACCCCAGATTGCATCGTCGTATTAACGACAGTCTGGAACCCCTGGATCTTCAGCTCACGGGCAATCCGCCGCTCAGCAAGCGTGATTAGCCGGGGGATCTGCTCGTAGACAATCGGGTCCGTCGCACCACCACGCTCGAGGTAGTTGCGGATGTCCGCCTGCAAGCTTGTGAAGGTCATTGATGCTGGCATGGTTAGACCCGTCTTTCAAAATGCGGGACGTCCTTGAACGATTTCCAGAACCCGCCCCATTGGTTTTTAGAATGCAATGACTCCCAGTATTTTCCGACCGGGGTCAGGGCGGCAATGTCATACGTCAGTTTGCCGTCCTTGAAGAAGTTAAGGTCAATGGCGCACCGCTTGAGGTGGATGCTGTTCATCGTCTTGGAACGGCCCGACTTGACGTAAATCTGCTGCTGTTCAACCGTGCGGGCTAACTCGCCGCCAGTGACCACAAAGCCCTGCTCCGTGGCGTATTCGATCAGCTTGCAGACATCCAGCAGGAAGGCGGCTTGTTCGGAAACGAGACTCATTTCATCGCCTCCTTCAACTGCTCCCCCTTGTCCTTACTGCCTTGCGAGGAGCCGAAGTAATACGACACCACTTGAGTGCTAATGGCTGACAGTACGCCGAGGACGTAAATGAGGATGTCCTTGCGGGATGCCTCGACTGGGTTGTTGTCAAACATGACCACGCCAAAGAGCGTGAAGGTCATTGTAAGGAGGCCAAGCGCAAGGATCGGGGTGACGATCTTGTTAAGGAGCGGCGCGTCCTTGCTCGTAGCAATCGCAGTCTCGCGGTCACGAGCGGAGCCGACGTCCTTGAGTCGCAGTTCCAACTCGGCAAGGTCTAACTTGTCCTCCTCAATCCGCAGCCGCATGAGTTCTTCCTCATGCTCCATCGCTGCGATCTGAACTTTCGCCAGATCCTCGGACGACATATCGGGCTTCAGTTCTACGCCCAACTTGTCCTCGACGACCTTCTTGCCCTTGGCTAATACAGCATTGGCGACCAACCCCAAACCGTTTGCAAGGAGCGGCTGAACGATGGCAGCAAGCGCAGCAGGGATCATTTGTCTGCCTTTCCGTCTAGTTTGTCAAATATCTTGCCAAGCATGCCTTTTATTTCATCAATGTCGTTTCGATAGTCTGCGCGAGTGACATAATTCAATGGCATCTGACGAACGTCTTTGTCCAGACGCTCAATTGAACGGGAAATGTTGTTAAGAATCCAGCCACCAAGAAACCCAGACACGCCAACAAGCACATTAAACAAAAACTGCCCGTCCATGTTACTTCTCCGAAAGTGCTTGAGTAGTAATAGCCCGAAGAACAAGATTAGCAGCGCCACCAACAAGAAGCACGACTGCCGCAACTTGCGTTCCAAAAAGCGTCGTAAGATGGGATCCAAAAAGCTCTAAGCTACCAAGAAAAGCAAGAAGGACATTCCACCAAATTGTGCGCGATTTAAACGCGCCTTTTAAAAATTTCAAGCTCATCATGCCCACCCTCTAACCGGGTTTTTTGGAAACACTTGATACGCTTCCAACTCTGGAGCTGCATCCAAAACTCGAACATTAGCATGATACCCAGGCAGCGGAGCCATCTCGGGGAACTCGCCTTCATCGCTTTGGAGCATCTTGCCGGTCGGCTTATACACCGTGCCGATCAGGTCAATGGCGAGGTACTTGGGGACTTCGTTCCCCTCTTCCCCTTCCACGCGATACAGCACCGCCTTT